CTGACACAAAATATTGGAGGTTTTATGCAAGAACAAACACAGATAGCGAATTTGATAAGGCAGATTCTATTTCAGATGTTTATGCTTCAAGCACATTTGTTTCTGTTAGTTATTCAGAAACCACAACAGGAATGAGATACGTTTTAATGGATTTAGATCAAAGTGCTACAAAAGGAAACATTAGAACTATTAGAATAAAAGACGGAAGCGGAAATTTAATTGATTATAAAGGAATCGGGGGGTATATAAGTATAACTAGCAAAATAGTTCCTTATGTAGTTGAAGGGCTTCCATATACTTTTACTGCAAATGGAACAGGATCAAATTTTGGTCTTTATTATTTCGCCACTAGAAGTGCGATATTTTATCATGCGACATCTAGGGATGAAGTTGAAGCATTGGCAAAAAGAAATAATACACTAGCTACGGACGGAAGTGTTAAAACAATTGCTTTTAGTAATCAAATAACAGGTTTAGAAGGAGCAGGGGGACCCGACACAGGGTTATTCCCTTTACATAGAGAAGGGTATGGATTGTATAGTCTTGCGGGGGATAATTTGTATTTAAATAATTATCAAGCTGATGGATATTATGCTGATTATGCTGTTGATTCAAATGGAGTTGAAGCGTACAAAATAACAATGGACAAAAATGCGATTCAATGGAATCAGGGGATAAGTTGTCAAGTGGTTAGTGGAATAGTAACAAACGTACAAAGATTTACATAATGATTGAAAAGATATTAGAACAATTGGAGTTTGTCAAAAAGGATAATAAAAATCTAGGGGATTTAACAAAAATTGCTTTGGGAAAAAACAAATTACCTGAATCCTTTGGAGAATTATTTAAAATATTAAAATATAAAAAATGAAAGAAGTGGCTGTTTCAATGAACGTCGATACAAAAAAGGCGATTCAAAACATGGAAAAATTAGGGGTCGAAATTGAAGAAGCAAAAGGGCTTACTCTGGAATTGCGTGAAGAAAATTTAAAATTACAAAAACAAATTAATGCTAAGCCTAATGCTAGGCAATTAACAGAGTTAAAAAAACAATTAAAAACTAATACTCAAATAATAAAAGAAAATAACCTTGCAATTGCTCAAAGGAATAGAAAGTTAGCTAAAATCAAATCAACAGTAAATGCCACGAAAAAAACTAAACAATTAACAAAAGCAAATTCAGGATTATTAAAATCAATTAGTCAATTAAATCCTGCAACTAATACTTTATTCACAAGATTCGGGAATTTAAGCCAAGGATTAGGAAAGGCGACAAGTGGATGGAAAAAATTAGGATTGGCTATGTTGGGAACAGGAATCGGTGCAATTGTAATTGCATTAGGTTCGTTAGTTACTTATTTAAGAAGTAGTGAAGAAGGTCAAAACAGATTAACAAAGGCGATGAAAATTGCGGGAGCAGTTATTGCTAATGTTACAGAAACAGTTTCCAAGTTAGGTGAAGGGTTGTTAAATGTTGGAAAAGCATTATTCTTTGGTGGAAAAGGATTTTTAGGGAATTTAAAAGCGGCAGGAAAAGAAATTGGAAAAACTTATGATAATGTATCTGAAAAAATAAGCACGATTGGGGATGATATTAAAGAAGATATTAAAACGGCTAAAGAAATTGCTGACGCATTGGCGAGAGCAGATAAAATTGATAGAAAATTACAAGTTGAAAGACAAAAAGCTAATGTTAAAATTAATGATTTAAGAACGAAGGCTTATGACACGGAAAGGTTTAATAACCAAGAAAGAATTAAATTTTTAGAAGAAGCTGTTAGAATAGAAGATAGAATTACAAATAAAGAAATAGAAGCGGCGAGGTTAAGGTTTGAAGCTAAAAAGAAAGAAAATGCCATGACTACTCTAGTCAGGAAAGAAGATTTGGATGAAGAAGCAAGATTAGAAGCAAAATTATCTGAATTAGAAGCTAAAAAATTAAATAGACAAAAAGAAGTATCGAATCAAAGGCAAATGATTCTTCGTAAAGAACAAAGGGAGAAACAGAAAATTCTAGATCAGGAATTAAAAGATTTTCAGGATTTTCTTCAGAAAAAAACAAATTTAGAATTAGCGGAAATTGAAAAACTAGGGGATTTAAGAAGATCGTATGCGCAGAAAAATCAGGAAAAAGAAGATATTGATGAAGCAGTAAGAATTGAAATGAAAAGAGCGAAGGCATTAGAAGAATTAAATGCTTTACAAATTGCTGAAGGTTTCAAAGGTCAAGCGAGATTTGAGATTAACAAATATTTTGATGGGTTAATTACTGAAAACACTAAAAAAGAAGGTGAAGAAAAAATAAAATTAGAAGATGATGTTCATAGGGCTAAAATGGATTTAGCTATGAAAGGGTTATCATTGATTCAGGCAGTTGCAGGAAAAGGTTCTAAAATAGGTAAGGCGGCGGCAATTGCACAGGCGACTATTTCAGGTATTGAAAGTACAATAAATGCATTTAAGACGGCTAATGCTTCGCCAGTAACGACTGTTTTCCCTGCTTATCCATATATACAAGCAGGATTGGCGGCAGGTTTTGCGGCGGTGAATATTGCTAAAATAAAAAGTGCCAAAACAGGTGGTGGGGGATCATCCCCAAGTACTGCGGTGGGAAATAGAGGGGCGCAAGCATCTACTCCACCCGATTTTAATATCGTGGGGTCAAATTCCCAAAACCAATTAGCGGAAACAATTGCAGGAAAAGAAAATAAACCCCAAAAAGCTTATGTTGTAAGTAGTGAAGTAAGTAATGCACAGGCATTAGATAGAAATATTGTTGAAGGGGCTTCAATAGGATAATTTAAAATAAATAGAAATGAAAATAATAGAATTAATATTAGATGAAGAAAATGAAGATGGTGGAATTACAGCTATTTCATTAGTTGAAAACCCAGCCATTGAAGAAGACTTTATTGCTTTAAAAAGTGATAAAAAAGAAATTCAATTAAAAGAAATTGATAAGGAAAAAAGGATTCTAATGGGGGCGGCATTAGTTCCGAACAAACCTATTTATAGAAAATCTGAAGATGAAGAATACTATATTTTCTTTTCAAAAGATACTGTAAGAAAAGCAAGTGAAAGATTTTTTATTAATGGGAATCAAAGCAAAAGTACATTAGAGCATAAAATCGCTTTAGAGGGCTTAACTGTTGTTGAGAGTTGGATAACAGAAAGTGAAAAAGATAAGAGCAGACACTATGGCTTAGACGTCCCTAATGGCACGTGGATGGTTAGTTTAAAAGTCAATAACGAAGAAATATGGGATTCCTACGTCAAAACGGGAAAAGTTAAAGGCTTTTCGATTGAAGCGATGATGGCGGACAAAATGGAAAGACCAAAAGATAAATCGGTTAAAGATGAATTGTCTGCACAAAAATTAATTGATACGATTAAAAAAATATTTGATGAAGAAAAAAATTAAATCATTTAGTCGAACATCCCCAAAAAATTCAAACAGAGGTTGTTTGTGTAAAGACGGAAGAACTTACGATAAAAAATGTTGTGACGGGTCTATGAAAGCCCAAGGGATCGGGTCTGTTTAAATTTTTAACAATTTATGACCTTATTTTATTTTCTCAATTGTATATATAGTATAAATGTTTAATAAATGAAAGCTACGGAGATGTTAAATAAAATCAAAGAAGTGCTTGGCATTGAGTTAAGTGCAGAAAAAGTTGAATTAGCAAAAGAAAAGCTAGACAACGGAACTGTAATTGAAGCTGACAAATTTGAACAGGGATCAGAAGTGTTTATAGTAAATGAAGGGGAAAAAATCCCGTTGCCCGTTGGCGATTATTTATTAGAAAATGGCGATGGTCTTTCAGTAAAAGAAGAAGGCATTATTGCAGAAATAGGAAAAGCAGAAGAATCGGATGAAAAAGAAGATGAAAAACCTGCTGAAGAAGATGAATTAAACTATGTAACAAAAGAAGAATTAGCGAAAGCTATTGAAGAAATTAAAGCTTATATAGTTGAACAAAAAAGTGAAGATCTAAACGAAGAAGTTAAAGAAGAACAACAAGAAGAATTAAAAGAAGAAGTTAAAGAAGATCAAAAGGAAGAAGTTAAAGAAGAACTTTCCGAAGATAAAAAAGAACTTTCAGTTGTTGAAGAAGAAAAAGTTGAAGATGTTGAACTGAAAGCTGAAGTTGTTGAGCCAATAACTCACAATCCTGAAGCAAAAAACGAGGTCAATGTAAATTTAAATAACAGACCACTTACGAGGTTAGAAAAACTTCGTGAAATGATTTATAATAATTAATAATTTTTAAACGATAAGAAAATGGCTACAACCCATACTATTACTAGTACCTATGCAGGCAAAAATGCTGAAGGGTACATGTCTGCGGCACTTTTGTCGGGGAAAACATTAGCTTCAGGTGTTATTGATATTAGAGACAATATACAAGGAAAAGAAGTTATACAAGTGTTAGCGAGTGACGCTAACTTAATTAAAGACGCAACGTGTGATTTTAGTGCGACTGGAACGTTAACTACAACAGAAGTTGTATTAACTCCTGAAGAATTTCAGGTCAACTTGGAATTATGTGCAAAAAATTACAGAAGCGGTTGGGAATCTCTACAAATGAAGGGAATCAAAAGTGGTATGCCACAAACTTTAGGACAATTTATGTTAGAACATATAGTTCAAAAAGTTGCGGCGGCACAAGAAAATAACATTTGGCAAGGGGCTACTGCTACTTCAGGTGTTTATAATGGAATCACTGTTTTAGCGGCGGCTGATTCAGACGTTGTTGACGTTACAGGAACGACTGTAACTGCGGCGAACGTTGTCGATGAGATAGGCAAAGTTGTTGACGCTATACCTACAACAATTTATGGAGCAGAAGATTTATTTATTTATGTTTCAACGTCAATTTATCAAAAATATGTTAGAGCATTAGGCGGATTTGGTGCAAGTGGACTAGGTGCGGCAGGATATGATAACAAAGGCACAATGTGGTGGGATGGTCAACAGGAACTATTCTATGATGGAATTAAAGTATTTCATGCGCCAGGCATGCCAACAAATGATATAATTGCAACAACAAAATCTAATTTAATATATGGCACAAGCCTTTATTCAGAGTTGAACGAAGTTAGCTTGATTGACATGAGCCAAATAGACGGATCTCAAAATTCAAGATTTGTGTTAAGAGGTTCAGCAAGTGTTGCATTAGGAATCGGTGCTGAAGTTGTTTACTATACATAATAGAATAATTAACCTTTAAAATCAATTAACATGGCGTGTTTAATCACAAAAGGAAGAGCGACTAATTGCAAAGACGTAGTTGGTGGCTTGAATAGAATTTGGCTAACTGATTTTGGTGGGTTAGGAACTATAACAGTAGGATCTAATGATGAAATAACTGATGTCACAGGCACAGCGACTTTCTTTCAATATGATCTGCGAAATAGTGGGAATACAATGGAAACTACGGCTAACGTAAGTCGAGATAATGGAACTGCATTTTTCAGTACTGTTTTATCTTTAGCGTTACCAAAGTTAACAAAGGAAGACAATAAGGAGCTAAAGCTTATATCTTATGGTCGCCCACATATTATAGTAGAAGACCGAAATGGCAATTTCTTTTTGTTAGGAAAGGAGCATGGATGCGAATTAACTTCAGCGGCTATTCAAAGTGGCGGCGGAATGGGCGATGCTTCACAATACACAATGGAATTTACATGCGAGGAATTACTTCCACCGAATTTTGTTCATGGTGCAACTTCAGCTAACCCGACTGCGGGATGGGCGAATTGTTCCGAAACAATTACTGTTGGTACAAACAGTTAAAATTACTGTGTGTTTTAGAAAGGGGATGAGACTTTTATAGCCATCCCCTACTAAAACAATACTAAAAAACTTTAAATAAATATTATGAGTAAAGGGAAAAAGAAAGTTGAACCGTTTAAATATGATGATATAATTGAAAAAAAATCTTTTGATTCACCTGATTGGGTGGCAATTTCTGAAGAACAATTTAAAAAAGAAGTTGAATTAGAAGATGCAATTAATGTATTAAAAAAGACAAAAAGAGTTAAGACACCAAAGGCTATTTATATTATTCAATAATGACAATATTAGATAGGGGGGAAAGTAGTCATAGTATAAATTTTATTCCAAAAGAATATAATCCAACTGGGTCTGCAATTTTTAAAGTCTTAATCAAAAATGAAGAACAAAATACGGAAGTTTATAATCAAACAGTAAGTTCATTTACAGCATTGAAATATTATTATACATATACGGCTAATTTTGGTTTTGATGCTAATAAAGATCAAACATACACACTAGAAATAACAAACACTTCTTCAAATGAAGTGTTATACAGAGAAAAAATATTTGTTACTGACCAAAGTACATCAACTTATTCAATAAACACGGGTAAATATACTTTTGAATCTAGTAGCACAAATGATTATTTAGTTTATGAATAACGAGTTTCACATATTAGAATTAGAAGCATACCAAACGCCTGAAGTTTTTGAAGATCCCCACAAGGATTTTATTGGTTATGGTGAAGGCAATGATTTTTATCAGGAATTAATAGATGCTTATATTAATAGCCCTACTTCACATTCTATCATTACGGGAGTAGTTAACCAAATTTATGGAAAGGGCTTTTCTGCATTAGATTCTAATAGAAAACCGAATGAATATGCAAAATTCATGTCTTTATTTAAAAAGAAAGATTTGAAAAGGGTTGCATTAGATTTAAAATTATTAGGTGAAGCATGTTTTCAGGTTACATATAAAGGAAAAAAAGTTGATCAGGTATCACACTTTAATAGAGAAACTTTAAGAGCAGAAAAATGCGATAATAAGGGAAAAATTAATGCTTATTATTATCATCCAAATTGGAAAGATTATCGAACATCCGATAAGTTAACAAGAATCCCTGTATTTGGATCAGGGGCAAAAAATGAAATTCTAATAATTAGAAGGCATATCCCTTCAATGCATTACTACGCTCCCCCTGATTGGATAGGAAGTTTAAATTACGCAAAGCTAGAATGTTCAATAAGTGAATATTTAGTCAATGAAGTTGACAATTCTTTTTCAGGAACTAAACTTGTAAGCTTTACAAATGGCGTTCCAACAGTTGAAAAACAAATTGCAATTAAAAATGAAATACTAAATAAATTATCGGGGGCAAATGGTGAAAAAATTATTGTTAGTTTTTCAGATACTCCCGAAAATAAAACAACGATTGAAGATATTTCGGTTAGTGATGCGGCAGATGTTTATCAATATATAAGCGAAGAATGTACAAAGAAGTTATTATTAGGACACAGAATCACTTCACCTTTATTAGTTGGTATTAGAGACGGTAATAATGGTTTAGGTTCTAACTCTGAAGAAATAGAAAATGCGGCGAATCTTTTTGAAAATGTAGTAATCAAACCATATCAAGACATGATCATTGATGCTATTGAAGAAATTTTGGCTGTTAATGGAATTGCATTAAAAGTATATGTACAGACTTTAACTCCGATTGAATTTACTGATACTGAATCAGTTGTAACAGATGAACAGCGAGAAGAAGAAACAGGGGTTAAAATGTCAAGTCAAAAAAATGGTTTTAATAAAGATCTTCAGAAAAAATATGCGGATCATTTATTGAATTTAGGCGAAGAAGAACTAGAAGATTATGAATTGATTTTAACTGAAGATGCTTCGGATGAAGATGAAGCATTTGATATGGAATCTTTATTAAATAAATCGATTGATTTGGCTTCTATTCCAAAAGGAAATAAAAATGGATTACCATTAGCACCAAGCGCACAAGATGACAAAATATTTAAAGTACGTTATGCTTATGTTGAAGGAGTGAAAGAAGGGGATGTTGAAAGAAAAGATGATGCAAAGAAAGGAGAAAGCAGACCGTTTTGTGCGGCTTTGGTTGCTAGTAAAAAAGTTTATAGAAAAGAGGACATTATTGCTATGAATGGACTTAATCAGGAATTTTGGCATGATAAAAACACACCCTATTCAATTTGGTTACATAAGGGGGGCATTAATTGCTACCATAGATGGGAAAGGAGAATTTATAAAAAACTCCTTAAAAAGAACGGAGAAAGAGCAGGTGGTGAAGGAATAGGAAATACCAAAAAAATGAATGTTAATGAAGCTATTAGACAAGGGTTAAATCCTAGTCGAATTAAAAACGATAAAAAAGTGGCACAAGCACCTATCACAAGAAAAGATAAGGGGGCTTACCCTAATTAAAAAATTATGGCAGAAGTTTTATTTTGTACAAAGAATGATATAGTCAGAAAAAGTCCAAATCTAGATGGCAATATTGATGCTGACAAACTGATCCCTAGTTTACATCTAGCACAAACACATCATTTAAGGGGTGTTATTGGAACGGATTTATACGAAAAATTAACAAGTGATATTTCAGGCAGTTCGTTATCAAACCCTTATTTATCATTATTAAACACATATATAAAACCGATTTTAATTCATCTAACATTAGCTGAATTTATAAAAGGGGCATCATACTCTGTAACAAATAAAGGGGTTTTTAAACCTACTTCAGAAAATGCAGAAACGGTGAGTGAAGATGAAGTTAATTCATTAGTTCAAAATGAAAGGGATAAAGCAGAATCATATAAAGCGAGATTTTTAGATCACATGGCTTTTAATTCAAACTCTTATCCTGAATGGACATCTAACAGCAATGGGGATGTTAGTCCAAATTATGAATCTTTTAATACAGATTGGGTTTTATGAGTTTTGGAGAAATATACAGCGAATCATGGTGGGGCGAAGTTAATTCAATATGGGGTAGTATATATCCTATTGATGCGGATGGATCTTTACTGTTAGTGAGTTCAACGTCTTTGAGTGTTGATGATACATCAATTACTTCGGATCAAACTCAATATTAATAAATAAATAAATAATAAAATAAATAGTTAGAAATGGCACAACAAAACATAAATACAGGAAGCTCAGCGAACGATGGCACTGGCGATTCGCTACGAGCCGCTATGGTCAAAATCCAGTCCAACTTCACCGAACTATATGGTGATGAAACTTCAGCAGAGGTAAACTCTGTAACAGGGGGAACGGGTCTTTCAGTAGATCAAAGTACAGGATCGGTAACTGTTAGTCTAGATACTCATACTGGTGACGTTACAGGAACAACAGCATTAACAATTGCTTCAGATGCAGTTACTTATGATAAAATGCAAGATCTAGGAACTGCTAACAGGCTTCTAGGGGGTACTGCTACTGGCACTATTGGTGAAGTTCAAGTGGCTACGGCTATGATTGCTTCAGATGCAGTAAATGGTAGTAAAATAGCTGATGATTCTATTGATTCGGAACATTATGTAGATGGTTCTATTGATAATGCTCATATAGCAGACAATGCTATTGATTCAGAGCATTATGCAGACGGATCTATTGATACAGCCCATATAGCAGATGATGCAGTTGATGCAGACAAATTAGCTAATTCAATTAATACAGAAATAGCGGCTAATACTGCAAAAGTTACTAATGCAACTCATACTGGTGATGTAACTGGTGCAACTGCACTGACTATTGCTAATAATGTAGTTGATGCTGATAGATTAAATGTTTCAGGAAATGGAACAGCGGGTCAGTATTTAGCTTCAGATGGTGATGGTTCTTTTACATGGACAACAGGGGTAACAGGTGATATAACTTCCGTTGTTGCGGGTGATGGTTTAACTGGTGGGGGAACTGGTGGTGATGTAACTTTAGCAGTTGGGGTTGATGATGCAACGGTTGAATTAGATTCAGATGCTATAAGAGTAAAAGCTAACGGTATTGATGCTAACGAACTTAACGTGTCAGGGAATGGCTCTAGTGGTCAGGTTCTTACTTCAGATGCAGACGGTTCGTTTTCATGGACAGATAAAACTACAAATACTGATACTACTTACACAGCAGGGGATGGTCTTGCGTTATCAAGTACAGATTTTTCTGTTAATGTAGATGATGCTACTATTGAAACTAACAGTGACACTTTAAGAGTTAAGGCTAATGGTATTGATGCAAATGAATTAAATGTTTCAGGAAATGGAACTAATGGTCAAGCATTATTGTCAGATGGTGATGGAACTTTTTCATGGGGTTCGGCAGGAAGTACATATACTGCGGGTGATGGATTAACATTAAATACTTTAGATTTTGATTTAGATGCTGATTTAACTACGGTTACTTCAATTTACAACACTGCTTTAAAAGTTGGTCGAGATTCGGGGGGTGATTGGATTGACTTCGGAACGGATAACCAAATTGATTTTTATGTAAATAATGCAAATGACATGAGACTTGAATCTGATGGAGACTTACATGTAGAAGGTGATGTAATTGCAGCTTCAAGTACAATATCTTCAGATGAAAAATTAAAAGAAAATATTGAAGAGTATGCAGATGCTTTAGACAAAGTAAAACAATTAAAGGGAGTTTCTTTTGATTGGAAAAAAGACGGTTCAAAATCAGGGGGTGTAATTGCTCAAGATGTTCAAAAGGTATTACCTGAATTAGTTCAAAATGTAAAAGATTTAAATGGTGATGACTCTCATTTAGCTGTTAACTATAATGGTTTAATAGGGTTGCTTTTACAGTCAATAAAAGAACTATCTGACAAATTAGATAATTGTAATAACTGTAAAAAATAAAATTATGGCATTAATAGGAAATTGTTCCAATACAAAATATAACGCAAGTGAGACTGAAACTACAACTGAAACTATAACTCAACCAGATGGCTCTTCAGAACAGGTAGAAGTGCCAGTAATTGTAGAAACAAAAACAGATTATACAGATGTTTATTTAACAGTTAAACAAGTTGAAATTATACATTTTATTAATTCTATTGGTGATAAAGTAGTAAATGTACTATATCATATAGCTGCTTATACAGATGCAGAAACGAGAGATGCAGACCAAGAAGACTATTTGTTCTGGGAAAGTGGTCAATTACCTACTTATGACCATAGCAAGAATTTATATGAGCAACTTTATGATTATATAAAAACAAAAGATGGATATACTAATTTAATAAACGGGTAAAAATGGCAGTTACTGGAAGTGGACCGATAGGTTTAATAGCAGATGTTAATAATGAGATTAATGGAAATACAACTGATTATAATGTATCATTAACTACATTATCAACTGGAGCTGGAAAATCAGCACCTCATGGATTAACTGAATTTTATGGCTATTCAAGTGCTACAGCTCCAACTTTAGGAGGCACAAGTGCTTCAAGTGTTTCAACTTCAGGTATGACACTTAATGGAAGTGTTTCAAGTGATGGTAATGCTACAGTAACTGAAAGAGGGTTTTATTTTGGAACAAGTACTAACAGAGCTTCAAATACTAAATATACAGTAGGCTCAGGAACAGGTAGTTTTTCAAGTGCTAGGAGTGGTTTGTCTGCAGCTAGTACATATTATTTTTGGTCTTATGCTACAAATTCAGTAGGAACTACATACTCAGGAATGGTTACACAAGCTACAAGTACACCATCTGTAAGTGGTACATTTAGTAGTGGAGCAACTTGGGGAACATGGAATCCAGCAAGTGGTTCTGCGCCTGGCAATTGTGCTACCGCAGCTTTAACAGCTTCAGCTTCTATGACTGCAGGAGGTTATACCAGAGGTGGAAGCCCAACTGTAACTTGTACATATTGGATTACGAACCAGAGTGCAAATACTTGTAATACACCTTCTTATGGTTTTATGTCTAACACAGTAGTTGGTATTTATGGGTCTTGGACTTTTGGACCGTCAGGAAATGGTGGTTGTGGAGCAAAGTATGAAATGTGGACAGCGAGTGGTTATTCCACTTGGTATATTCACAGAGGAACTATTTGTTGTTAATAATGGATTTAAGGATTTACATGGCTTCAGGTTTTGCATTGCTGTTTAGTTTAATGGAAGAAGCCAA